TTACACGGCGCGCGCATATCCCCTTGCAGTTGCTTGATTCCCCTTCCGGCCTCGTCTATTTCGAGGGAACCTGTGACGAATTGGAGGCCAGCGAAGCCCCGGCGCAGGAGCCGCGCACCCTGGCGTTTCATTGCCGGGGTATGGCAGACCAACTCCTGCGGGCGCGTTGGGGGCCACACCCACCGGACTTCGGGAATGACCCCGTTGCACCAGGAGAAGGCTGGTGGTGGCCGGATGTCGTGCGAGCCTGCTTTGAGCAGGGAGGATTCAATCCGTTCACGCAGGTTCTCATCGAAGAAGAGGACGACTATACGTTCCGGCTCTGGCAAGAGGGAGAGAGTGGCGGTCAACAGAGAACAGGAGGCGCGGACAAGGGGGCGGGGCATATGGCGACCTCCGCCTTTCCCGGCCTACACTGGATGCCGATGCCGGGGAGCCCGGTCTATCAGTTTCTCGACTTTCTGCTCGGCGATATTTTAGGGTGGGCCTGGTACTGGAGTAAGCAAGAGGGCGGCTGGCGCGTCTACAAGCGTCCGAACCCGATGAACGCGCTGGATTGGCAGCGCGGTAAGTTTGTGCCGCGTGCGGAGTTCTATGGCAGCACACTGGGGCCGCAAACTGCCTTCCCTTCCACGTCTCATCGCAACCTGCGGTTTCGCACGACACGCCCGCGCTGCTCGGCCCTGAACGTGCAGACTTCGCTCTATGAGAGCGGGTATATCACCCGGCAGGATTTGAACGACTCACTCGCCAGCTACAACCCGGCGTCCGATCCGACAGACCCGGTGATTGCCGTCAACCAGAAGCGGCTCGTCGTCTCCTATGCCAATCCGAACTGCTACGGGCCACTGGCGACCGATGTCACGCACCCCGACTACCTGGGCGAATATACCCCGGCAGACGCCTATGCGTTGCAGATTGTCAGTCGGGGAGCCGCGCAGTATGTCGGGCGACATCTCTACTTTGACAACTGCTTCGGGCAAGTCTGGGCGGAATGGGATGGAGCCTGGGGCGGGTACATCTCGACCGAGTTGCGCAAGTATGACGCGGTGCTGCTGGATTCGGGCCGTGACCCGGTGACAGGTCATCCGAATTTCGGCCTAGAACTCTGGCTGCTAGACTCCATAGAACCCTATTGGGAGGGGGGCGGCAGTGACAACAACCGCAGGGCGCGTTACCGAGCGACCAGGGGGCGGCTCGACTGCCCACCACCACGTTAAGCCAGAACAGGAGGAACGTGAAAATGTCCTATTATGAGATACGAGAGCGCCAGCGTCGGGAACGACTAGCAGATCGGCGTCACAATGGGATTCCTTTCCAGGCCAGGATCGTCACGCTCGGCCAGGCGGCAAAGGAGTCGCAGTTAGTGCCTATCCTACATCAGCTGCCCAATGCACAGACAATAACGGTGCAAAACACAGACGGCAGCCTGCCTTATCTGCCCGGCTATGATGGCCCTGCCACGCCGGGGCAGTAGGCGCACGGCGATTTTGCGGGGAAGGAGGAAGAAGAAGAAAATGGGAAAGCAATCCAGTGAGCAGAAGAAGCAGTCAGACAACCATCTGCCAGCGCCGACAGCAGAGGGCGAAGAGGGGATCCGGGAGATGATTACTCAGATGGAAGCAATCGGCAAAGAGCGGCGAATGGGCCTGGGCGGGAAACCGCCGACACCTAAGGAGAAAGCATGAAAGCGTCGGTACGGCGGCGGCGGATCGCCCGCTTCCGGCGGTACTCGCAGGTGATGGGGAGGCGGCAGGCATGGAGTCCGACACAGACAGCGCGCTGGTATCGGCTCTTCTGGCGTTCGGTGGCCGCGCAACCGCAAAATGCGCAGATGCAGGCGCTTGCCGAGGTGGCGCGACTCGGCCTCGCAGGGAAATGAAGCGACGATGGGTGCAGCCCTAAACAACGAAAATAGAACAAGCAGTCTGGAAATCGGCTATAGCGGCGGTAGCCTTGTGAACTCTATTTTTAACTTCATTGGCACTACCGAGGCAGACTGGGAAGCCCTTGAAATCACGTCTTTGGCCTCGTGGCTGCACGTAGATTGGATTGAGAGAGGGCTAAGTCCCTACGGTAGCGTCGGGCTGGTTTTTATTGTCAGCGCAGACTATCGTTTCGATCCACACGGCCCTTACTATCGCAGTGGGGATGTCATTGTCACCGATGGTGAAAATACCTGGACTTATACTTACAATCAAAGACAGTACCCGGATGCCTATAGAGCCGACACTTACCCTTTTTGCACTGATGCTATCATCACTTTTGAGGAGGGTTTAACCGTTCCGCCGGGGGGGATGACCGTTACCGCTTCGATTGACTATGATGCTGCTCACTGTATCGCCTATCCGTCCTATACAATCAGTGCGATTCCCCCTTACTATCCTGGCTGCGGCGAAGAGCATTTCAAGCAATTTGTGGGCAGCAATAGCTTCTATGCGGATTTCTATACGCATAGAGTCTGGATGGTATGGGCTTATGTGAAAGACATCTATGGCTACTATCGCGCCTCTGGCTACTGCATCCTGGATCAGCAGGCAGAAGTTCTTCCCTCTACCCTGACTTTTGAACCCGATGAGGAGATTGTCATTCCCGCCGATTCCGGCAATGAAAACCCTGGCTCGGTGATTGATTTAATCGTCAAAACAAACTCCCCTTATACTCCCTGGCATCTCTACAATGGGCTATTCCATACGGCCTGTTATGATGATGGTCACTCCGTTAATGCAATATTTAGCCTGACCTCTGGCGATTACGCGGAGATATTCCCCGGCGCCGGCTGTGGCTTTCTGCGATTGGATGGACAGGGGACACAAACAGTACGGATAAATGTTCGCGAAAATACGACTACCGAAGATGTCTATTACTATCTCTTCTTTGGCAATATCGCCGGGCCTGACGATCCTCTTTTTGTGCAATGCGCGCTGGTTGTCATTCATCAGCTTCCGGCAGAACCGCCTCCGCCGCCAGAAGACCATCCAGGCGGCGTCACGCTGGTCTCGCAGCGTCGCGGCTACTATATCGCCTATGTAGACATTGGGCAGCCGCTCCGAATGGAACGCTACTCTAGTAGCGATAGCCTGGTAGAGAGCGTCTTCACGATTGATGCGGATACGCAAGTGACAGAACCACGATTAGCGGCCCATCCCTATACCGGCGTTCTCTCCATCGTCTACCGTAAGTCGGACGGATGGTATCGCAAGGTCAGTTGGGACAGAGGGGCGACCTGGGTTTCCGACCCGTTGGAGGGGGGGCCGTTTCGACAAGTGGCACATCTGCGAGAGATATTCAACCCGCGCACCGGGGAGCGGCTCGACTTCTATACGGATGCCAACGGGCTGTTGCAAGTAGACATCTTCGATGCCGCCGAGCGTTTCGTTGGGACGTTCCCAGAAGGGATGTCGGGCATCTTCGGGGGTTCCGTAGGCAACGCCAGTTTCGAGGCTCTCTTCCTGGGCGATGATCGAAGCAGCGAGATACACATCGTCTTCTACGTAGACGATACGTGGCGACGCTTCCGCAGTGTAGACGGGGGGCGATCCTGGGCCGATTTAGCGCCCCCCTAGAAATCCGGGTTCACCAGGCGGCAGGCTCCTCTAGGAGCCTGCCGCCTTTGTGTGCGCGCCATGAGGAGGCAGGAGCGATGCTCGTGCAAACTGTCTATGCGAGGAGGCCACCAGTGGGGCATTTGGGAGCCGCAAAAATCGTGGCGTCATTGACGGCGGTCTACACCGCTTATCGCAAGATCACGCCCGACAGCATCGAGGATGCGTTGCTCGTGCTGTGCCTGTTCGTCTTTCTGGATACGATAACGGGCGTCTGGTGCGCGTTCGTCTGCCGGGAGGCGGCCAGTAAGACGATGATTAGCAAGCTGGTGACGAAAAGCGCACAGTACGCCCTGCTCTTGGGACTGGCGGGCGGGGCGGCGCTGCTGGCCCACAATATCTGGATTGCGCAGGGCGGCTTACTGGCGCTGGTAGGAGTGGAGGCGCTCTCTATGCTGGAAAACCTGACGCGCCTGCAACGCTGTGGCGGCGTCAACATGGGGCCAGCGCAAGGGTTCCTGGATCGGGTGAGCAAGTATTTGCAGGTGTCGCAGCCGCCTGCCTTTCCGAAGCAGGAGGAGAAGAAAAGAGATGCTCAAGATTCATCTGAGGGTTAAGTTCCGCGCCTTCTTCATCACGTTCTACACGCTGGATGAAATGTTCCCTGTCGCTCTGCCGATTGCAATCAATCTGCCTCCCCAGGCGGAGCGGGAGGTTTTCAACAAGCGGGGCGTCTATTTGGGCGTCCTGATAGATTGATGGTAGATTAGCCTGGTCTGCGCGTTTCTCTACGCACAGGGCATTCTGAGGCGATTACGGGGCATTGCGCGCGAACGGCTCTGCCCGCTTTTTTAGTAGCAGTCTGAGTTGGGGCCATCTTAAGCGAGGGGACGACACACGAAAGGAGTTTGGGACAATGCCACAAAGATTTGCACGGGCGCTAACCCTGATGGCGCTGGCGCTGCTGCCCTTTTTGCCGCTTTCGAGCGCGCAGGCAGCGACGACGACGCGGCTGGACGTGCCGCAGACGCTCACGTATATTTTCTTCGGGCGCGCGAAACTCTCCGAGGGGCGCATGGTGGCCTTCAGCGCGTATCGTTTTCACGCGCCGAAACCGAAGCCGGGAGAACCTGCGCCGCCCGCAGGAACACCGGACTATCTGTCTTTGGGCAGCCTCTCGGTGGCGGATAAGGACGGGAACTCTCTGTTCGAGGCGTCCTCTCTGGATCATGTTTCCTGGTCGGGTCGTTGGAAAACGTCCGGGCGGAGCCAGTGGTTTGCGGGAACGGCGACCTTTATCTTTGTGAAGTCGTCTCAGGTCAAAGACGGCGTAAGTTTTACCTACGCGACGGTGAAGTATACGCAGAATGTCGGCGGGCCTCCGGTCTGCACAATTGATATAGCGAAGTATCCTCTGCACGTGCGGATACCCTATTCCGCGCAGTCGGGGTTGTCGGCGGCATTGATTACCAGTTGGTAGCCTTTCCACGCGCGGTCTCTTTCGGTTCGGCCCTTCTGCGCTTTTCCAGGCCGGAGGGCCATTTTTTTGCACGCGCAAAGGGGGTGAGGCCCGGTTGCAGAGAGAGAGCAAAAGAGGAACTTGGTAAGCGGGGCCGGGGCGTGCGGATCGGGAGTCCGCGTTACAGCAGGCGTCTCGGCCCCAACACACAGAAACAGGGAGGGAGCAACACATTGGCAGAATTGGATCGGGCGGATAGCAGCCTGTGGCACTTGTACCCGCCGTTTCGCGCGCTCGTGGAGGCGGCGTTAGAGCAGGCGAACCGGGAGACGCGGGGAAAGTTTGTCGAGTTCAACCACTGGGGCGTCTTCGAGGGGTATCGGAGCCTGGAGCGGCAGGCATGGCTCTACGAAGAGGGGCGGAGCCGTCCGGGAAGTAAAAAGACGAATATGCGCCGCCCGAAACGACACGGCTACGGACTGGCGGCGGATGTGGTCTGGTACGACGCTTCCGGCAGACCGCATTGGGACGGTTCCGACGCGCTGTGGCAGATTTGGGGCCATGCGGTACGCAGCCAGAAGGCGTTCGGGCAGAAGTGCGTGTGGGGCGGGGATTGGAAAAGCCTGCGGGATTTGCCGCACATGGAGACGGGCCTGCTGGCGTATGTGGCGTGGAAGCTGCCTGCGCGCCGATGGTGCAGCGCGCAGGGGTTAACGACGCCGTAGCAGCTACGGCTCTTTTGGTTCTTGCGCTTCTGAGACTTGCAGAGAGGCAAGAGCCTCCAGAGCTATACTGGCAAGATAGTTCGGTTCTTGTACTAGCTGGTAAGCAAGAACCAGGTTAATCCCTTTCCCTTTCGCTTCTGCCTGATTGCGAAGCGTTTCAAAGGGATTTGCTATCGTCTCCTAGCGCGGCTTTTAGCAGTTCTCGCTCTCTTCTCGCATCTTCCAGACGTGTGGTCAGAGCGGCAACCTCTGCCTCTGCTTTGCGCGCCCTCTGGTCAAAAAAGCAATCACTTTGCTTGCAAGCAAGAGTTCCGACTCCAATTCGCGGAGGTGGGCCAGCAGTTCATCGTTCGTGGCCGTCGCCCAGTCTCTATCGTTCTGCACATAACTTTCCATCGTTTTCTCCTTTCTGCTCCTCTAGCCTCTCTTGCGTAGCCGCTTCTGCCATTTTCTCCCTTTCTATCGTCACATGGATACTTATCGCTTCGCAGTAGCTTTTTCTGCCGTTCTCGTACGTATGCATTCCCCAGGATACCGGGTATCCGGCGTAACAGGCGCGGCAGATCAGCGCGCACGCCTCTTGCAAAGCCTGTCTGCGGGCCGTCCGTTCTGCGGCCTCGATTTCGGCCTGCACCTCGGCTTGTGTCGGGGCGCGGGGTACGTACTGGCCGCTCCCGACCTCCGGGGAGTGCAGCCGCGTCGGTAGCCACTCCACCTGCCCAAAGAGGCGTTGCGTTCTCTCCTGTGCCGTCTCACTCATCGGAACGGGTTTCCTTTCTCTCTTCCGCCTTCTCCCCCTCCGCAATCGCCGCCAGTACGGTATCGGCGAGGTCTTGCAGAGTCATCTCCGCGTTCCAATTTTTCCGCAATGCCTGGATAACCCGCTCCCGATGCGCGAACACGCGGGCATAGAGCAGCGCATCCTCTTTGGGGATGTCGGCGATCCGTTCGTAGTTGGCATGAACGGAGGGGTTCTGTGTATCGCGCCAGACGAAAAAGAGACCCGACGCCGGGAATGGCTCGAAGGGTTCACAGGGCAGATACTCCTCTCCGACCTTGACATAGAGAAACCCGTTCGGGGCGTAATAGTGGCAGTGAGATTGGAGGGCGTGTTGCAGGTCGGCCATCCTGTCTAGCACACCATCGGGCAGGGCGAGGCCGTGTTGCAACCTATCTAGCAAGTCCTGCGCCACTCCGACGATTTGCAGGAAACTGTGCCAACGCTGCCGGTACATCGTCACAGTGTCACCGGGGAATTCTCGGCCCTCCGGCTCCCACCTCTGTTCGGCTACGATGTCTTTTACCTCTTCCATTTGCCTCCTCTATTTCTGCTATGTTTCTGCCTCAAAAACCGGCGTATCTCGCGCCTTACTCTAAATCCTTTCCCTCGGCGTCGTAGAAGAGCCGTGCGCGGGTCAGCGCGTTGCCGTCTCGCTCGGTACAGGTGATGTCTATGTGTTTGACGCACTCTATTCCCTGCAACTCCTCAAAGAGGACGCGCACGCGCTCGACATCTTCGCGGGTGGCGGGGGAGAACGCGGGGGAGAGGTCGCTTTTTGTGTAGTAGGTTTTCGTTTCGGTCATGGCGTCTCCTTCTGTGCGGGCGGCAGGGCGGGCTGCTGCCGAGGGTGAGAATAAGCATCAGACCGCACTCCCTTCCGGGAACTGGCGCACGCGCAAATCTTCCGGCCATTCAGACGGATCGCCGCCTTTTTTATCCGACATCGCAAGTTTTATGTAGCGTCCGGGGGTATGGTTATGGGTTCCCGGAAGCACAATCTGCCACTCCTGTGAGCGGATCCATTCCTCATAAGGCAGCATCGGAGCAGAACCGAGTTGTTTGATGAACACGGGAACGCCCGCCTCCCGGCACTGCTGCACCGTCTGCCGCGCCCAGGTCAGATCGAAGAGGCGTGCGTTCGGGCCGCTCTCCCCGCCAACGATGATCCAGTCGAGACGCTTCCATCTGGAGGCGCGCAGGGTGTCCCCAATGGCCTCTCCGATGAAATGCTGGCCGGTGAGCGCATTCAGCCACACATCTTCTTTCTGATTCAGAAGGATGCGTGTAAAGTCTACGGACTCCAACGCCGGTTCGTAGCTGATGAACCGCACTGGCGCAGGCGTCTGCAAGAGCGGAGGAATGCGGGCCTTGGCAGTCCCCTGGTCTTCGACAGAGACGCCGAGCCAGAGGTTGGGAATGCGCAGGGAAACCAGGGGGTAGCCTTTCACCTGCTGACGGATTTCTCTTTGCGCCTGGAGGATACGTTCCGACAGGTCAGGCTGCGCCCAGTAGTCGCGCATCCGCTCCGGGCGTTTGGTCAATACCTGAAACGTATGTTGCGGGCAGAGGGCCATAACCGCAGCCATCTTATCAATGTAGTCCTCTGGCACGTCCTCATGGAACAGATCGGACATCGAATTGACGAAAATGCGGCGCGGGGTTTTCCAGCGCAGAGAATCGTAGAGATGTTCCGGCGCGAGGTCAATCCGGTTCGTCCACTGTGCCTGCCCGCCGACTTTTTTTGCCAATCCCTCATAGGGCTGCCCCGGCCCGGAAAAGCGATAGGCGACCTGCATCGCATAGCAGTGTCGGCAGCCTTCGGAGACCTTCGTACAGCCGCGCACGGGGTTCCAGGTGGCGTCTGTCCATTCGATCCGAGAGTTTTCGGACATAGGGTTCCCTTCTTGATCTTCTGACGATTGAAAAGGCTGTGCCGTGTCGGGCCTCAGCGTTTTCGGTTGCGGCTCGATCGGCGCAGGACGCCGAGGAGGGTTTGGTCACAGGCCGGCAGTACGTCATGGCTATCCGCGATCCAGACACGGGCCAGTTCGTAGGGCGTCGGTTCCCACTCTGGCTTACAAATCCGATTGAGGAGCAGAATAAGCCGCCGCGCCGATGTGCGGAGATTGCTGACCTGGCGCGGGGTGATCTGCAACTCTTCGGCAATCTGTGCGTTCGTCAGACCGTCCCGGTACGTAAATTGCCAGACTTTCAGGCGGCTTTTGTCGTCCTTGTGCGTCAGGTAGCGTTCGCCGAGGGCGAGAAGGCGTGCGGAAAGTGCGTCATCGGGGTCGCTCAATTTTTTGCCTCCTTCTCCAGCATTCTCCGATTAGGTCTAGGTAGTTCTAGTCTGGAGTCGGTCTACGGACTAATGTAGGACTTATCTTTTTACTGCATCAGGTATTTGAGATGCCTTTGCAGACTCTTCCGGCAGATAAGTCCTGTGGCGGGCCAATGGCTACGCACTCCGGTAGAAGCGAACCGCCCTCGCGTGTCGTCCGGGCTATGGGCTGCTCTACGCCCTGCCGAAAAACAGGGTGCAGTCGGAGAAACCTCGCCATCTGCGCAGTCGCTTGCTGCTGCGCCCTAAGTCCCTGTGTCGCGCCGGTTCTTTCCATTCCGGTGCGACGAACGCTCCCGCCCCTCCCTCAGACCAGGGCGACTCCTTCCCCGCCTGCAAGGGAGACTGTACGGCTTCACGGCAACCGCCCGCCGCCTGCGCTTTTTGCCTCCGGCGCGCAGCCGCCGTCTTGTGCGGTGCATCGCGTCAGGTCATGGCGGGGTGTGCCTCCTCGGTGGCTTTGCGCGCGTTCCACTGCGTCATGTAGCGATCTATCAGCGCCTTCGCCTTTTTGTAGGGCATGGCGTCAATGGCCGTGTCGCTATGCCCATTGGCCTTGAGGCAGCGCGCCTGCTTGTAGGAGAGCCTGCCAAGCGTTCCGCGCGCGACGGGAGGCTGGCTGGCCCGGTGCTGCTCGATGGCGGGCTGTGCGTTGGCCCAGGCGTGATTGAGATAGGTTTTGAGATGCTCTCGCGGCTGGCCTCTCCTGCGCAGGAGTTCGGCCCCGCCGGGAGCCTTGACCAGCAGTTCGTACTCGTTGGGCCCCGTTGAATTCAACTCGACGCGGTAGCCGACGGGGGCGCGGTGATAGCGGAAACCGCCTTCTGTTACCTGCCAATCCTGCGCCATCTTCGATCCACTGTTGCGGAGCAAGTCCACCTGCGCTAAGCGTACTTGCAGTTGCCGGAACGTCGTGGGGCATTCGCCGAGGACGGATTCTCGGACAGAATCGAACTCCTCCAGCATGCGTTTGGCCTGCGTGACGCTCTGCCCCTGCAAATCCAGGTTGACGGGCAGATGCAGCAGGGAGGGCAGCGTACAGGGGTCGTGTTTGCCACAGTTATCTACGAGGTCTATGATAAGGCAGTCGGGTTTCCGGCTTGCGGCGATGGCGCGCAGCCGCTCCTCCACAGGGGCCGCTTCTCTGCCGCGCAGAATGCCTTCCGTCGGGCGCGTTCCCCGCCCCACCATCTGGCAGTAGAGTCCCCAGGATTGCGTCGGGCGCATATCTACGATACAGGCACACTCCGGCAAGTCGGTGCCTTCGGTGAAGAGTCCGAAATTGAGGAGAACGCGCACTTTACCGCGCCGGAAATCTTCGAGGGTCTGCGGCCGCACGAAACTCTTATCGGTCGTGCCGTCTAACGCTTCCGCCGGGTAGCCTGCCTGCCGCCATAGTTCGGCGGAGTGGTGGGCGTGTTCTAAGCTGGCGCAGAAGACGAGGGTCGGGCGGTCGGCGGCTACCTGTTTCCAGGCGTTGATAGCCCGGATGGTTCTCTCCAGGGCCGGTTGGGTTTTCGCGCCCAACGCCTGCCCCAACTGAGATGTGACAAAATCGGTTTCCCCCTCCGCGTTCGTCTTGGTCTGCACGCCGGAGAGGTCAAAGCCCGTCTCTACGGTATAACCTCGCAGGGGAACCAGAAACCCCTCTTCTACCCCGCGCAGCAGAGAGAAATCGTAGCAGAGTTTCTCATAGACGGTTTCGGAGGGAGAGGCGGGCCGCTTCTTTTTGCTCTTCTTGTCGCAGAGTTGCACCGGTAGCCCGTCCGTTTCGATGGCGTATAAACTCTGTTTGTCGGAGCGGAGGGCGGTCGCCGTACAGCCGAGGCAGAGGCACTGCCCCGTATCTACCCCGAAGCGCGTGAAGATCGCTTGATACGAGGTCGCCGCCGCATGGTGGCACTCATCGCAGACAATCAGATCGAAGCGTTGGCCGGGGAGTCGGTTCGGGTTCTTGACCGTCAGCACCGAGCCGATGACCACGCGCGCGGAGGCGGGCGCGGAGGAGTCGGCCATTTCGATGCCGATCTGATAATCGTCTAGCTCGCACTGGCTCTGAATGCGCTGGTAGAGTTGCGTGAGAATCTCCTGCCGATGCGCCAGAACCAGGATACGGAACGCAGGCTCTTCCAGAAAGAGGCGGCAGAGTTCGGCCAGCACGGTGGTCTTTCCCGTGCCGGTGGCCTGCGTGAACAGCAGCCGCTTGTACCCGGCGTCCAAGTCGGTCTTTATCGCCTGTACCGCGTCTTGCTGATAGTAGAAGAGGGTCTGCATGGCGGCTACTCCTGTGGGCGCAACTCCTCCGGCAGCATCGCCAGGGGGAGCATGAGGCTGAGGGGCGTCCCGTCGGGCAGGTGGCTGCGCAGGATCAGGGTAGCGTCCGGCTCCGAGTAGACTACCGACTCCGCTTCCAGGCAGAGACGGGGAGGGGTCAGCGCGGGCGCTGGCGCGGGTGTTTCTGCCTCTCTCGCCGCTTTTGGCGTCTCCGTCGGCAGGGTCGCCGCCGTGTCGGGAATGTCGGAAATGTCGGGTTGTGCGGAAGGGGAGGAGTCTTCCTCTGCGTGCCGCGCCTGTTTCTTGGCAAGCAACGCCTTATCGAACGCGGAAGGTGCGGGCCGGGGAGCGGCTTTGGGCGCAGGAGCCGGGTCAAGCCCTTCCTCTACGCGAATGCGCGCCACAATCCGCTTGAGTTCGGTCAACTGCTGTTGGCTTGTGCGGGTTGCCATCTCCCGGATTTCTGTAATCTGTTCCCAGGCTTTCCGGCGCAAACGCGGCTCCGGCAGCTTGTGTAATTCCGTTGCGTAAGGTATCGCGATTAAGCGTTTTTCACTCTCAAAATTATCAAGTTGATAATCCAAAACGGTGATTTTCCATCCCAGCGCGTGCAGTGTGGTCTCCACTTGCGTCAGCCAGTGTTGGGCCGTCGGATAGGGGATGTCTATGCCTTGCTCGCAGTAGGTTTTGAAGTCGGGGAATCCCATTTTCTTGTAGCCGTCTCGTCGCCACATCAGGAAGACGCGGATACGCTTGACGGCCTCCGAGGCGCGGATAAGCCGATGGGTCTCGCGGGCCTCCGCCAGGGTCATCGGTGCAACGGTTTCGGCCTCGTTCTCGGCAATCGGTAGTATTTCGTTCAAGGCAGTCTCTCCTTCGGGTTTGGGGTGGCGGGGGTGCAAGGCGTGCTTACACTCCCGGGGGATGGCCTTCTTGCCGCCCGGTCTGCTGGCGTCCGTGACGAAAGGCCGTTCTACGCTCTCAGGCAGGCCGCACGCGCTGCAAACGCTCCTCATGGGGTGGTTTCCCCTTTCTGTGGAAGTCCTCGCTTCTGGAACGCCTCCCGCACTCGTGGGAGGTCATGCCGCGCCAGGATAGCGCGAATGCGCGGGATGCGCGGGGCCGAGGCCGCAAGGGTCTCTGCCGGAACCCGTGGCGGGAGGGCGATCCGGCCATACGCCGGGGGGCAATCCGGCGCGTAGGGATCGGCCTGCCAACGCTGGCAGATTTCCATAGCGCAGGCAACGGTATCGGTCGTTTCCTGCTGCAACGCCTTGGCGAAGGCGGCGCGTACCCAGTTCTCCGGGAACGCTAAGAAGGGATGTTCCCAGGTCATCATCGGGCGATAGCCTCCCGCGTGTGGATCAACTCTTCGGGGGTAAGCGTTGCCAGGGGCGCGGCTTCCTCCGACTCCATCGGGGTGGGCAGCGCGCCGGTCTCAATCCAGGTCTCTACCCTGTCCAACTCCGCCTCCGTCATTTCCTCGTAAGCTTTCCCAACATGAACGACGCTGTATCCGAGTATCTGCGCCAGCTTCCCGCGCCGCCACTCCGCGTTGTCCCCCTTGCCCTTGAATGCCTCATAGGTCGCCAGACGCCGCGCCACCAGAGGCGCTACGGGCGGCGCGGGAAGGGGCGCAGAGGCTTTCTGCATCTCCTGGCGGGAGGGGTGGAGCGCGTCCGGCTTGCCCTTGTAGTTCATATTCGCCAGCGCGCGGCCTATGGCGGAGGTCTCGCAGTTTTCCAGGTGGGAAGTGCGGTTGACCGTGCCTTGCCCGCGTCTCTCGGAGGCCAGCCCGGTTGTAACCAGGATGGTATCTATCCAGACCTCGGCCTGTACGACGCACTCCTCCAGCGCGTTGGGATCCGAGATCAGCCGCGTGAGGATGCGCCCTCTCGGGGCCGGAAACGCGCGGTAGAATTTGTCAATCCGGCTGGCGACATCCTCATAACTACTTAGATCGAAACTCATAAAAACATGGGCAGGAGACCCCCTGCCTTCAGGCGGGGAAGGAATGCCCCTCCGCATCAGGCCGATGCGCTTCAGAGACACTCCAGACAGAGGCACAAACTTTTGTCCGCACCTTGTGCCGTCTCAAAACTGCCGTCCTCCTTTCGTTTGCGATTTTTCGTAACCGGCTTTCCGGTTTTGCCTCCTGTCGGGTAGTATCGTTAGCAAGTGAGCGTTCGAGAGGCATCGGCCTTGAGGTTGCAGACCACACGCCTTCGCTCTGCGTAAAACGCTCAGAAGGCTCTACGCTGTAGAGATGGCTCCCGCGTGAGCGGTGCAGCACGGGGCGAATGTTCAGACGCCCTACTGTTTCGGTCGGAGGCGATTGCTTCCCACCAGGAACAAGCCCCTCGCCTTTAGGCAGGGGTATCTGACGGCGGGTCTCCCTTTTCAGCGTCTTTGCCCTTTTCGGGCTATTGTGACCAACGCGCGCACCGACTGCACGCACTGGCGGGCCTCCGCAACGCTGCGCACAACGGTCATGCGGCCCGTAGCCACCTTCTGCGCTTGAGCGGTGGAGAGTGCGCCGCCGGGCAGTTTGACCTCGAACTGCGCCCATAGCCAGGGGGGCCAGGAACGATGTGAGACCAGCAGATCGGCCACGCCGGGGTCGGTTCCGGCCCGGTCTGCCCGCCACTGCCCGACGCGCTCTACCAGGTAGCCGTCCGCGATCAATGCTTCTCGAATGGCTAGTACCAAGTCGGCTTCGGTGTCGCAGGCAGGCGGGGCGTCCTCTGCGCTGCCGACATAGCCGCAGGGCAGGCAGGCGAAGACACGCTTTGCGCCATCGGTTCCTTGCTGCATCGGGGCGTCACAGCGCGGGCAGTTCATGGCAGCCACCTCCCACAGCGTCGGCACGCGCTCTGCCGCAAGCCGAGGCTGTGACAGGCCAGGCAGGTTGTCGTCTGCTCTGCAATAATACTGCGCGGTGGAGGCGGCTCCTCGTAGACAGGCATTCGCGGTGTGTAGGCCCGCCGTTCCCGCAGTTTGCGGTCGGTACGCGGATCGTAGCGCGCCCTGTCCGCCATGCGCTTGACGTAGCGTCGGCAGGGGTCGGAACAGTATTTTGCCAGGCTCGGTAGACGGGTGGCAAACGGACTGCCGCAGACAACGCAGGTGACGGTCTCAATGTTATGTTCTCGGTGTTTCACAGTTCAAAGGCTCCCTGCGCTGCAAACGGTTCTCCCAGGCAGTGCGGGCTGAACCAGATGCGTTCCCGGTCGCGGTTCTGCGTTCCGCGTTTTCCCTTTCCCTGCGCCATGCCGCCGGGGGTTTTCCAGGCCAGCACACTCCATCCTGCCGCTTCCAACGCCTCATGTTCGCCCGTGTAGCCGCAGAGCGCGATCCGCAGCAGGGGCAGATCGCCGTTTTCCAGACACCAGGCCCGAACCTCGTGGGCGACCTGCCCCGTATCCTCATGGTAGCAGTCCATGTCTCTGCCTGCTTCTTTGGAATAGGGCGGGTCGAAAAAGACGGCGGTAAGCCCGTGCAGGTGCGTAACGGACGGCCCCATGACCCGCGACCAGTCGCCACAGCAGACACGCACCCGTTCCAGGCGGGAGGCTAACGTCTCCATCCAGGCGGAGAGGCCCGCCGCGCCTGTTCCGGCCCGCTCCGGGCCTTCTGTGGCCGCGTAGACGCTTTTTTTGGTGACGCCCCGGCCTGCGTTTCCCAAGTGCGGGAGTTGGCGTTTCACGCTCTCCTCCGATGTACGGGGCAGGGAGGCGACTTGCCAGGGGCCGGAGCCGGACTCGGAACAGAACCCCCCTCCAATCCATTGCGCCATGCCCCACACCCACCAGCCGGCGATTTTGGCGTCGTAGTAGTCGGGATCGGCTTCCAGTCGGGCCGTCAACTCCTCGCGTTGTGGCTTGAGCCAGAGGTGGCGGGCGTGCAGATCGCACTCGTTCACAGGCCAGTCGGCATACGCGGTAACGGCCTCCGGGTCGGACTGCAAGGCCCGCCAGAAGTTGCAGAGAAAGCCATCGGCGTCGTTGACGGTCTCCACGCTCTGGCGTTCCGGCCAATCCGGGCGTGCCAGCAGAACCGCGCCGCTTCCGAAGAAGGGTTCCACATAGTTCTGCACGGTTCCGAAGCGTTGCCAGACGGCAGGGGCGATTCGTGATTTCCCCCCGAAATAGGGGAAGGGCGCGCGTAGGTGCGTCATGGTGTCTTTCGTGAGTGACATTAAGATCGGTCTGCCCACAGTTGCAGCAGGCTTCGGATATGCGCGAGAGTCGCCGCTTGCCCCGCCGAAAGCGGTTCGTCTGCGCTGTGGGCGGGGTGGGCATTGCTGCACGTCTCCTGTCCGAACCCCGCCAGTTCGGACAGGAGACGTACCTCCTCGGTGATTTGCAGGGTTTCCTCCACCGTGAGAAACCGTTTCGGCGCGCAGCCGTGCTTGCAGCGCAGAGCGCGTATAGCCCCGTAGAGTCGGCAGATCAGGGGCCGAACCGCGTAGATCGTGCAGGTTCCGGCTTCCGAGAGGGCCGAACAGTGGCCGTCCTTTTTCATGCCGAGCGGCTTGCCCAACGTCTCCTCGATACGCGCCGCTTCCATCGGATACATACCGAGGAGGGTGCAGTCGGCTTGGCATTTGCGTTGGCAGTTCACGCTCGGGATCCGCGCATAGAGCGACTCCAGACAGTCTTGCAGTTTTGGGTCAAGGTGGGGCATGGCAACTCACTTTCACAAAAGGTTGCTGCCGCGCGACGGTTCTGCCCCGTCTCCTCTCAGGTCACTGAACCTGAGTATGCTGTCTCACACTCACGCGACCAGGGCAGAGCCGCCCCCCCATTCTCTGCGGCTCTGCGGGTTGTGCCGGTGTCCGGGCGGCACAGTTTTACGCTTTGCGCAAGGAGTAGCGGTATGCAGAGCGGTCGAGGCGTGCGTCCTGCGCCTTCTTCCAGGCGTGCCAGATGCGCGCTACGGCCACACGGGCTGCGCCTATCTCCATCTCGAAGTGTGCGGCGACTTCGGGAACGAGAGCCTGCGGGGAGAGGTCGCGGCGGGTTTTCAACTGCGTCTCGATCCAGGCCCGCACGTCCGGGTCAACTTCCTCGGAAGGCAATGCCCGCGCCGGAACCGGTTCCCACAGGCAGACGGGTTCGCCGAGGGGCGGGGCGTCTGCCGTGTATCGCGCCAGGTCAAAAGACTCGCACGGCGCGAAGCAGTGCGTTTCCTCGTCGTAGCGGTAGCAGACAGGTTCGCCGAGCCGCTCCAGCCCTTGCGCCGTAACTAGCAAAGTCCGGTTTTTGCCGAGAATTTTTCGTAGACACCCCTTGTGTTCCAGTCGCAAAACCATCGACGCCGGGAGAGAAACATGGTTCCAGCCGAGTTCGGCCTGCATCTCTTGCAGAGAGGGCGGGCAACCGTGTTGCCGGGAGTAGCGCAGAATAAATCGTAGGAGCGCGGTCTGTTTTGCCGTCAGGGTCGTTTTCACCGTTCCCCCTCCTCCGCCAGAAACAGGGCTGCGCGCAGTTCTTTGGCGGCGTCCGTATCGTAGAGGTCGCAGCATTCGGGCATTTCGTCTCGTAGAGCCTGCGCTTGCGCCAGGCGATCCAGGGTTTTCAGGGCGTGTCGGGCGGCAGCGAGGAGGGCAGGCGCAGCCGCAATCAGGCGCGCGGTTGCTGGCGAGTTTGCGTAGACGCGCGCAATGATTTCCCGCTTCGGCAGGGGCGAGACAATGGCGTAGACGGGAAGTTCCTCCGATGTACGGGGCAGGGAGGCGACTTGCCAGGGGCCGGGGGTAATCGGTGTCATCGCAGGCAGGCTCCTATGATCCAAACAATCAGGGCCAGCGTGACGCAGGAGGAGAGGCCGTAGAGGGCGACTCCGAGCAGGGGAACCTCTTCGGGCTGTCGGTCGGCTTCGCGCGCCTCCATCCAGGCCCGTACCATCGCCTGGCGGCAGAGCGGGCAGCGTTCGGACTGCGCCGGGTAGACGAGGTTATGGCAGAGACAGTAGGCTCCCGGCGCGTCTACGATCTGCCCGTCAACGCAGTGTCCGACGGTATGGCCGTTGCGGGTATCCAGTCGCACGAAATAGGAGGCGTCAGGCGGCTGCATCTTCATAGGTCTCCTTCTCCCCGGCGAAGGCGGTGTAGATCGCCTGCCATGCGGCTTCGGAGTGTATCTCGGTCTCGCAGTTCTCACAGCGCAAGCCGCCCGCTCTGCTGATTTCCTCATCCTGATAGTGGAGGATTTCCAGGGTTTTCAAATCGCAACTGGCGGTCTGAATGGTCACGAACCGAAAGTGGCTCCCGCCACAGGCCGGACATCGCGGCAAGACGGGCGCGGGCGGTGTCGAGTGCGATTTTGGAGGTGTCAATGAGGATCGCCTTTCGTTGTGTCAGGGCGGCTGCGACACCGAGCGTGCCACTGCCGCAGAACGGGTCAAGCGCGGTCTCCCCTTCCGATGTGCCGATGGCCCGCCACTTGTCGAGGGAGGGATAGGGCATATCGGTAATCACGCAATCTATGGAGGCGTCCGGCAGTGTCGGCAGATAGGCCAGAGCGTCGGTTTCGATGAGGGTCAGGGCGGCGTTCATGGTCTGCCTCCGAGGGTGAGAAAGAGACAGGCGAACAGCCAGAGCAGGGCGGCGGTTCCGAGGACGCTGGCGGCGTCTACAACGAGTTTGCCGAGGAACTGCGCCCAGGAACGGATGCGCCAGCGCAGGACGCTACAACAGGCCGGGTCGGGGCAGTAGCGTACCGTTGCTACCGTGCGCCGCAAGAGGAGATCGGTACGCAGGTTGCGCCCGCATTGGGGGCAGGGATCGGGGAACAGTTTGTAAAGGTTAAGGCGCATGGGCAGTCTCGTTTTGGAAAAAGGGGCCGGGAGTGAGAAAGGAGAATTCCTCCCGGCCCAAGCAGGCAAACCATTGTGTCTTAAGCGGAGAGCGGGCCGGTTCTCCGGCCTGTGGAACGCCCTCCTCGCGCCCCTCCGCTTCCTGCAAGGCTCCCACGCGATATGGGATGGAGAGCGAAAGGGCGGGAGCAGGGAGGCCGGGAAGTCTTCGGAGAGGCTCCCCGGCAGGTTCATTGGGTTCTCGTTTTCTCCCGCAGGGCTACCAGCGCGTCGTGAAGGAGATGCTTTTCCAGCAGATCGCGCTCGTCGTCTGTCCAGAAGGGCGGGGCGGTGGCGAACAGACTCGCCTCTTCCGCCCGTTCCAGTTCCGCGTAGAAGGCCGCTTCTTCGGCGCTGTCGTCAAAGCCGTCATCGTCGTAGCGGGGCATGGTTACGCGGCCTTCCTTTCTGCCCTCTGCGCCTGCCGTGCAATCCAGGCGGTTTCCAGGGTCGGGTCTACCTGTACGTAGCCGTTGTAGGTGTCGGGGATGAGGAAGTCTCCGCCGAGCAGATAAGAGGAGACGGCCCAGAGTTCCCATTCCGCGTTCTCCATGCGAATGATTTGAAAGTCAATCGCGCCCTGTGTCCAGATGTTGGCAGAGAGTTTGCCGAGGAGTTCGCGGCGCGCGATGTACTCGGAAATAGAAGCCCGGAGGAGGCGCATGACCTGTTGCCTGTGGCAGCAGTCCCCCCATGCCGGGCAGCTACAGGTATCCTCCTCGGCGTTCAGGATGTAGCGTTCCCCGTTGGGCTTGACGACGTGGAGGATCGCCGGGGCCAACCAGGGTTCTACGCGATAGCCTTCCGCTACCAAATCCCTCTGTGTCTGCATTCCAGGAGTACCCCTTTCGGTTTGATACTCCTAGTGTACCACTTTGTTACTTATATGTCAAGCAGTTAGTGACAGTTCTTCTAAATTTTTTTCAGAGTAATTCAGCGAGTCGAAGGGGATGTCAAGAAAATCGCAGATACGCTGAAGCATATCGGGATGAACGAGGGCGCTGCCTTGCTCTGCGCGGATAATCGTCATAGTCGAAATTGAAAGCGCATGGGCAATATCAGACTGCTCAAGACGCTTCTTACGGCGTGCAATCCAGAGAGGATCGGGATTATATTGGCGTGTTCTTCTCATGTGAACTATATTACATCGCACAGGCGAAAAAGTCAATAGGTGGTTTGCACTTTTGTCCATTGACAAGTACGCACCTTTCGTGTAACATAAATAACATAATTTGGAAAAGAAAGGTGGTGATAACATGGCAACGCCTTCATCCCCCACGAAGGAGGATAAGGCGACATTTGGGAACTGGCTTCGCGAAATGCGGAAAACGAGAGGGCTAAGCCAAGAAGAAGCGGCCAAGCGTGCGGGTATCGTGCGTCAACAGTGGCTTCGGATCGAAAGCGGCGAAAGTGGAACGCGACGGGAGACCGTACCGGGAATTGCTTTCGCTCTTGGCTTGCCTGAGTCCGAAGTATTTCAGCGTGCAGGTTTTGCGTTCATGGAAACACCTGAACCTGATGTCGCTTTAGGGGAACGGTTAGGCCGTCATTTGCGCCGACTGCACGCATTCGGGGCTGCTGGCGCGTACCGCGCGCTCGCGGATGGGGCAGTACGCTTTCTATACTCTGCTTGACGAGGTGGCGCATCTGGCGGGCGTGGAGGGGTTTCGCCCGGAGGAGTCGCAATCTCATGTGCGGCCCCACAAGTTCCGGCACGCCTTCGCAACGCGCCTTTCCCGGCAGGGAGCCTCCCTGGAAGATGTGCGCGTGGCCCTCCGGCACGAACGGATCGAGACGACGGCGCGCTACGTCAAAAGCGACCTGGCGCGAATGCAGGCGATCAGTCACCTGGCGAGTCTGACGGAGAAGGAGACGGCGCAGGCGGGGGAGAGCGAGATCGAGAGGAAGCTGCGCAAGAAGGGGTTGAAGCGCGTAGCCGTGCGGGCGGGTCAGGGGTGAGGGAGGCGAAGTCAAGGCGCGGGGAAGAGATATTCCCCGCGCCTTGACTTCATTTCTTGGCTGCTTGCTTTTCCGCTTGTGTCTGCCGCGACTTCGCTAAAATCTGTTCCTGTCGCTTTTCCTTGAGGCAATCCGAGCAAGTAAGAGGAGCCTGAATGTTGGCTATCCGGCATTTGATACAGGAGGCTGCTGCCATGTCTTTGCCTTTCTCCGCGTGTAGGATGCGCGGCCCCCTATCCCCTCATCCCTGCAAAATCTTCTCGGCCTCTATGGGGATACCGGTACGTGTCGCCTGCCGGAACCGCTCTAGCGCATCAATGAGGGCGGCGCGTTCCAGCCAGGAGAGGCCGCGCAGTTTCGAGAGGAGGGCAGCCCGCGCGACGCCCCACTTCCGGTAGTCGCTCTCCTCGGCGTCCTCGGCCTGTCCCGGAAAGGCTTGCAGAGCGATTTCGTAGGGATCGAAGAGTACGCCGTTCGTGAGGTCGGCGAGCAATCCGACTTCGGGCGCGTCAAGTTTCTGGCGCAGATCGGCGCGGGCGACGAGCAGCAACGCCTGATAGCGCAGCGTCGTCTGGCGCATGGCTTCGCTGATGTTGCCGGAGGCTTTGAGCCGCTCCGCTAAATCGTCGGGGACGGTGATGCAGAGTTGTTTCAATCCTTTTCCCTCTCTTCCTTTGCGTTGCGCCTGCGGACTCTCGTCCGCAGGGCAGGATGGGTTTCCAGTAGTTCTTGCCTAACGTAATGCCTCCAGTGTCCGTCCGACAGGCAGTTCTAGGCTTTGGTCGCGTACCAGAGGTTCCAGGCGGGCGATCTGGCGCGGTTCGGCGGCATGAGCGATCATCGCCAGGCCCGATAGCAGCGCCAGGTGGTGGGTTTTCTGCTCATCGGTCATTTCGGCAAGGTTGGCTGTCGCCATTTTTTTGATCGTGCGGCGGCTGAGATTCCGAATGCGCTCCAGGGAGCGTTGCCCCATTTCTGAGAGGCGATGCGTGGCAACGCGAGGTGTAGCGTTGCGAGGCAAAAGCCCGGAATAACCCGTCCGTGCGGCGGGAGGCAGGATTAGATCAGGCGGAGCAGGTCGTACTTGCCGAGGAAGTCGGCGACCAGCAGGGCTTCCTGCTCCTTCCAGGGATCCTCACCCCACGAGTCTTCGTCGTCCTCCAATCCCCACTCGGTACGCAGGGTATCGGAGAGATCGGTAAGCCAGATCACGCGGGCGGGCGGGGTGGCCTGCGCGATTTCAAAGGCTTTCCGGGAGGGGCAAGAACGCGACTTCCAGCGCGAAGAGCTATCGAATTCTAAGGTGAATCCGGGGAACTCCAACGCGGCGCGCTCGGTGGCGTAGAGGCGTTGGCAATCGTAGCCTGCCGCGTGCGCCTGGCGCAGGAACTCAGAGCCATGCGCCTGTATCCAGATGCGCCGCTCGCTCTCCTGCCTCTGCGCTTCGGCGTGTTCGGCGGCTTCTTTCTGCGCCTGCTCCTCCAGGCGTTGCTGCCGCTCCGCCATTTTGCCCGCAAATTGAGCATCGAGTTTGGCCTGCTCCACTCTGCCTGCGACCAGCAAATCTTTCTTCATCTGCTGATAGGCGTGCAGGGCCGTAAGAACATCGAGCGGGGTTTGGAGGGGGGCGTCCTGCTCCCAGTATTTGCCCGTAGGGGAGAAAGAGGGCAGCAGGGTACGCTTCTGGATATAGCCGGGGAAGGTCTCCACCGAGAAAGCCTGAGAGAGCATCCGTAGCTGGAGATCAATGCAAGCGTTGCCGGAGGCGTCTATCTGCAATTCCGCCTGATGCAGCAGGGAGTTCTCGGTATCTTCTATCGAGATTTCCTGCTCCCGGTGGGCAGGCAGTCCGCGCTGGAAGGCTTTTTTGCGGCCCGCGTCGGAGAGGAAATACTTTACGGTGATACGCATCTGCGTATCCTTTCGAGGCGGCGTGCGACAGTTGCCGTCACGGCTTATGCCGGTTTCCCCGCACTTCGTAGCGCAATCGCGCTTCCACCCTGCGCCGACGTGGAGGCGGCGGGAAAGGCAGGGTTGCCGGGATACGATGCCTCCCGGCGGGGCAGAGGCTCTTTAAGAGAGCAGGATGATCTGCCATTCATCCCGAAAGTAGATAGCGGAGCGTTTCGGGTTCCAGCGCGCGCTCCAGAACGGCAGAGCGGGCCATTGGCTGGCCCTTCGCGCTCGAATGCGCCTTGCGGTAGGCATCGAGGCGCGCGTAGAGTTCGCTGGTACAGTGAAATGAGAAGTTCTTGTGAGACAGGCAGGGAGCGAGCAATCTCGCTCCCTGCGGGGATTTCGGGTTATTCATCCTCTGCGTATCTCTCCACGATGGCGACCGCCGCGTCCTCTTCGTTCGTGTAGAGGCAATCTTCATCGCTTTCATAGCAGTCTGCGATGGCAGTCAGTATATCCGCCTCGCTGCGCAGCTGCTCAGGTGTGTACCCTGCATCGAGGAGGTTTTGGTAGACAAAAGGCAGATTATCGTCGTTACTGAGATCATAGACTTCCAGGCAGCTCAGGTCGTTCACGCGATTGCTGAAGTCGTCCTCCCAATACGCCTGTGCCGACTCCGCGCCTTCGACGTCATCGGCCCAGGTGGCTGTCTCATTGCCGCTGATCCATTCCACGCTGAAACCCGCCGTCAATTCCGTGCACTGCTCCCAAATTTGCAGGCAGAAATCGAGGATCGCATTGGTTTTTACACCATCGGGCAGAGTGGCCGTGCGAACAATGCCATAGTGTTCGCGGAAACTCGTTCCGGCGGTGTCGTGGATGTCTGTCACAACCCTGAAGGCGGCGAGGTCGCTCTGAGAGAGTTTTTCGAGATCGATGCGGATCTCGTTGTGCCAAAACCCTGTGGAGTCGTTCCCACTTTCTGTCAGGACGTCGTCCTCGTCAATGACGAGGGTGGCAATCAGGTCGTCGCGCACGCTAGTGTTGGTTTTCATCGTTGTCTCCTTGGTATAATCGTTGCGCTCCTTGTCGGGAGCGGGGCCGGTCGGCGTCTCTAGCGCCCCGGCCCTCTTCACAAGAGAATCACCTGCCATTCATCCTGGAAGTAGATGGCGGAGCGTTTCGGGTTTTTGCGGCAAAGCACTTGCGGCTGCTCCCCCGCATTTTGAAGCGCACAGAGGTAGGGCAGCCCGAACCGCTTCCAGCCCGCCTTGGTGAACCAGAAGCGGCCCCGGCGAAGGCTTTTTATCTGCTTCTCCGGGATGGGCAGAGAGTCCCACAGGGACTCTATTTGGTTGTAGATTGCGTTCGCCTCCGCAATCTGCCGCCTATACTCCATGCGCTGGCGAAGCGGGAGTTCCTCCCCGTCACTCCCCGCGAGCGGGGCCATCCGCCTATAGATGGCATTCAGATGCTTGACCGCATGGGTCAGCCGATAGATCATCTTCTTCGCCTCTCCTTTTCCCTCGAAACCCTCTCCCCGGCAGATTGATGGACAGCCGGGGAGAGGAGAAGATCGGATTATTCGGACTCTTCGCGCCGAACGGCGGCCCACTCTTCGCGCCGTTCGGCGGCCCACTCTTCCAGCAAGTCGGCGGGGCGACCTACTGTGCGGTAATTGGAAATCTCGCAGGTGTTGCCTTCGCCGTCGGAGTGCCAAACCCCATCCTCTGAAAGCCACATCCAGTTGAGTTCGTTGCCGCCATATAGGAAAACGGGAACATCCTCCGGGGAGTAACTCATCGTCCACTGCCCCCCTTCGCTATCCGTGCCGCAGAGGGCAAGTGCCTCGTCGTCGGAAACCTCAGCCCATTCGCCTTCCAGCGAATCCTCATTGGGAACGTTGCTGGCCGCAAAGCCATCCTGGTTGCTCCAGATGTAGCGCTCCTCCGCGAGCGCCTGAAGCATGAAATCGCGCACATTGGGGAAATCCTGCGAGAAGAGAACGGATTTGGTGGCGGTAGTCATTTTGGTTCAAACCTTTCTGCCCCATTTGGGGCGGGAGAGAGAGGCCACTTGGCCTCTTTGTTCGTTGACATTATCAGTATACTTCATTATCATAATGATGTCAAGGGGTTGGGAAAGATTTTTCAGATTTTTTTAGAGGGAACGCGCTTGACATTTCTACCCCCCTCTGCTATCATGGTAGTGTTCTTTCTTGCGCCAAGCCGCCCGCCTCTGTCCCCGCACAGAGGCGGGCGGTTTGCGTTGTGGGCGGTTTTGCCACTGTAATGCGTGCAGGCATTAGCCGAAAAACGGGAAGGTTCTCTATCTCAAAATTATCAACTTGATAATTTTGAGATAGGAATTTTGCTCACGCCGCTCCGCCGACACTTGCCCCCTGATGGAGGCGAAGCAACCGGCAGGCAGGACAGCACGAAACATTATCGGACGTTTTTGACCCGAAGGAAGAGTTGCCAACATGGGCAGACCGCAGAAGGCGATAGACGCCGGGCAGGGGGAGCAAAAACCGAAACTGACACTCAAGCAGCGCGCCTGGCTCAAGCACTATATCGCCACGCGGAACGCGACTGAGGCTGCCCGTAAAGCAGGCTACAACGGCACGCCGGATAGCCTGCGAGCTATCGGCGCAGAAAACATTGCAAAACTTAGCCTCCCCATTGCTGCCCTCATGGATCAGATGGGCCTCTCTGACGCGCTCCTCCTCCAAAAGTTAGAGGAGGGCTTAGGAGCCGTTGTCACCAAGACGGCTACGCATGAAGGCTCTTTCTCCGATGAGCGGCAGTATGTGGATTTCTCGACGCGCCACAGCTACTTAGATACCGCGCTCAAGCTCAAGGGCAAATACCCGGCAGAACGCAAAATCGTGGAGGGCGATAGCGATAAGCCCATCATCGTCAAAGTCCTCAAGGGCGTGAGCCTGGATGACCTCTAGCTATATCTTGGCGGAGTTGCGGGAGGACGCTGAGGGCGGCATTACGCTGCGGGGCGGCGCAAAGCGGCTGTGGCAATGCAAAGCGCAGGAGGTATTGCTGAGCGGCCCTGCTGACACAGGCAAGACGTTTGCCTGTCTGCAAAAGCTGGATGCGTTGCTGTGGAAGTACCCCGGCGCGCAGGCGGTCATGCTCCGCAAGACGCTCAATAGCCTCTACCCGTCCTGCTGGCAGACCTATCTCAAGATTTTGGGGCCGAAGCCGCCCGTATCCTTCTACGGCGGCGAAAAGCCGGAGTGGGTCAACTACCCCAATGGGAGCCGCCTCTACATCGCGGGACTGGATAATCCGCAAAAGGCGCTCAGTAGCGAGCGCGATTTTATCTATGGCAATCAGGTAGAAGAGTGGACGCTTGAGGACTGGGAGACGCTCTTGACGCGCTGCTCCGGGCGCGCAGGCAATGCCCCCTATGCCCAACTCTACGGGGATTGCAACCCTGGCCCGCCGACACACTGGATCAAGCAGCGCGCCTCCCTCACCCTGATTGAGAGTCGGCACGAAGACAACCCGACGCTCTACACGCAGCCGGGCGCGCTAACCGAGGGCGGCGCGCGGCGCATGGCGGTGCTGGACGCGCTGACCGGCGTGCGTTACCAGAGGCTCCGGCTCGGCAAGTGGGTTACGGCGGAGGGCGTTGTCTATGAGGGGTGGGATACCGACCTGCATCTCATCGATCCGTTTCCCATCCCCTCCGATTGGCCGCGTTACTGGGCGGTGGATTTTGGCTATACCAACCCGTTCGTGTGGGGTGACTTTGCGATTGACCCGGACGGGCGTATCTATCTCACACAGGAAATCTATCGCACGCAAACTCTGGTGGAAGACGCGGCGATGGAAATCAAGATGCTCACCGCCGAGGAGAGATACCCGGTCGAGATCATCTGTGACCACGATGCCGAGGATCGGGCGACACTGGAGCGGCATTTAGGGCTGCCAACGATGGCGGCATACAAATCGGTCTCCGATGGGATACAGGCTGTGCAGTTGCGGCTGCGCAAAGCCGGGGACGGCAAACCCCGGCTTTATGTTTTTCGGGACGCCTGCCGTAACCCGGACGCCGCGCTCGTGGAGGCGCGCAAGCCCGCCAGCACAGAGCAGGAGTTTGATACCTACGCCTGGCCGGTTACGCCGGACGGTAAGCCGGTCAAAGAGGAGCCGATGAAACTCTACGATCACGGGCTTGACCGGCTGCGCTACCTGGTGGCGCGGCTCGACCTCAAGCCCGACTACATCGGGCGCGGAGCGTAATGGCAAACCGTATCCAACAATTCTGGGGCCAGATCAAGAGCATCTTCAACGATTGGGGCTTTGGCGCGGACAGACCGCTTACCGGGCGCGGCGCGTCGGGCCGTACCTATTTCCTGCCGGGGACTAGCACTGACTGGGCGGCACAGGTAGGAGATATGTGGCACGCGCCCGCCGCGCAAGCCTGCCTCAACTGGATATGGCGCAACTTTGTGCAGGCTCCTCCCCAGGTTTACACCCGCAATGCCGACAACAAGCGGGAGCCTGTCGGCGCACATCCGCTGTTGGCGCTCTTGATGCACCCCAATGCAGAGTATGACGGCAACACCCTGCACCGGGCACTGCTGCTCAGCTACTTTTTTGATGGCAACGCCTATGCCGTCATCGAGCGGGCGGGACGCACAGGATTGCCCCAGGAACTCTGGTGGCTGCCCCACAAGTGCATCCGGCCCAAAAGGGACAAAGCGTCGGGTGAACTCTACTACGAGTACACCCTGCGCGGCAAGCCGCCCCAACGCATAGCGCGGCAGGACATCTGGCATATCCGCTTTGGGCTCGACCCGGACTACCCCTTGCGCGGACTCTCCCCGGTCGCGGCGGTAGAGCGCGGTATTTATACCTTGCAGCAGGGGGCCAACTATGCGGCCAAAGCCATGCGCAATGCGGGCATCGTCGGCGGGTTGGCGACCCCCGACCCGCGCACGCCGGACAAGCGGTTTCGGCCAAATGAATTTGTAGACCTGTGGCGGCAGAAGGTGACAGGAGAAGAGGCGGGCGGCATGACCGCCTACGATGTCCCTATTCAGTTGCAGTTTCCTAACGTCACGCCGCAAAACATGGCGATAGATACCATGTTGGACAGACCAGAGTCGGACAGCTGCGCGCTCTTCGGTCTGCCGCCGCAGGTAGTGGGGCTGCACGTCGGGCGGCTCTCCAAGACCTATGCCAATGTGCGGGAGGCACGCGAAGCGGCCTGGGAGGAGTGCCTGATACCGACGCAGCTGGATTTTGGCGTGCAAGCAGGATTCCAACTCTTGCCCCAACTCTCGGCACGCTGGCAGCAGGAGGAAGTAGGCTACGACATCTCCGACATCCGGCCCTTACAGCCCGATCTGGATGCCCTTTGGAAGCGCGCGGGCGACGCCTATAAGATCAACGCCATTGACCTCTACACTTTTGAGAGCATGGTTGGCTTGAAGCCCGATAACGCGCATAAGGATGTCTGGTATGCCGACAAGCAGCCCGCGCCCTCCTTCGGGGCAGGTGATGCCGAGGGGGAGCCGGATGAGAACGAGCCTCCGATGAGGCGACAGTCCCGCAAGATGCTGGGGGAGTACTCCGCGAGTGGCGCGTGCCGCCGCCGGAATGGACATAAGGAGCGAGTGGAGTGAAAGTCTATTTTTTGGCAGAGTTTGCCGTCAACCCGGCCAAAGTATCAGGCATGCCACAGATGCGACTCTTGGCTTCCAAATCCGAGGCCGAGGCTGAGGCCGCGCACCTACGGGAGCGCAAACGATGGGCCTATGTCTTTGTCAGCGACCTACCGGCGTTGAAGGAGGGCGACAATGGATGAGATGCTGATTGCGTTCGGCTCAGAGATTAAGGCGCTGGGAGAGGGCAGGATTGGCGGCTACCTGGTACGCTTCACCAACGCCGACGATCCCGACCTGGAAGGCGAGTTCTTCTCGGCGCAGACCGATTTTGGCATCCATACCCGCTTGCCGCTTTACTATGCACACGGGCAAGACGGTTATTTCAAAACGCGGCGGATCGGAGAGGGCCAGTTCCGCACCGACGACGCGGGTCTCTGGTACGAGGCACAGCTAAACCTGCGCGATGAGTACGAACGGCACGTTGCGCAACTAATCGAGGCGGGGAAAGCCGGGTTTTCATCGGGCGCGCTCGGTCATCTAATAGAGCGCGAACCCGTCGGCAAGTCCACCTGGCTTAAGACCTGGATTATCGGGGAAGCCTCCGTGACGCCCCAGCCTGCCGAGTACCGCAACCAGGTACTGACCCTGAAAAGCCTGAAGGAATTGGAGAACTATGACCCGATGGAGGACATCGGGGAGAGTATGACACAGGCTGCGCTCTGTCGCCTGAATGATACCCTGCTCTCTTGCATGATGGTCTGCTGTTTCGACGACACGCAGCCGTTTGCCAAACGCCTGACCACCCTACGCGGGCAGTTTGACCAGACCCGCGACCTGGCCCTCTCCACGATCAAGGAAAGGGTCATGGCGGGCGAAGGCGCGGCAACGGCGAAGGGTCTGCTGGCCCTCCTGCATCGGCTCGGCCAGGTCGCAACCGAACGTGACTTTGAGGATACCCTGCGAGACGCCGGGTACTCTCGTTCTGAGGCGGTCAAACACGCCGCCTGCATCTATAAGGCGCTCTGTCAGAGGGAGTCTGAGGAGAGAGACGCCGCGCGTCTGAAGGAGTGTGCCACCTATTTGCACCTCTTGGAACTCGAAACCGACCTACTGATAGGAGCCTAGTGACGATGACACCACTGCAAATCAAACAGCAGGAGTATGCCCAAAAGCAGCAAGCCCTGCTCGACTACATCAAGACGCTAAAGAATGCGGATGGCTCAGTGAAAGCCTACTCCGACGAGGAGAAGGCGAAGCTGGATACGCTCTCCGCCGAGGTCAAGGCGCTGAAGGCCGAGATCGAACGACTGGAAGCCCTCTCCGGCCTGGAAAAACAGGCGGAGTCCGAGATCAAATCGCTGCACGCCGTCCTTGCGCGCACGCTGCCCAAGCCGGGGGAAGAGGACGGCAACAGCCGCAAAGCCTTCACGCTTCCGGCACGGGCGCTGACGAGCGGCGTCAAATCCTTCAAACCCCGCGAGGGGATGAGCGCCGAAGAGCGGGCATACCGTTTCGGGAACTGGTTTTCCGGCGCGGTTCTGGGGCGCGGGAAGGCAGTGCAGTTCTGCCGCGATCACGGGGTAGAGATGCGCTATCTGAATGACGAGGATGCGGAGGTCGGCGAAAAGACCTACAAATCCATGACCGAAGGCGTCAACGCTTCTGGCGGCGCACTCGTGCCGGAGGAGTTTACGGCAGATATAATTGACCTGCGCGAACGGCGAGGCGTTCTGCGGGCCAACATGACCCCGGAGCCGATGACCCGCGACACCAAGCGCATTCCGCGCCGTGACGGAGGCGCGACCGCCTACTGGATTTCCGAGGGCCAGCAGATACCCTCTTCCGACTTGGCATTCAGTTCGGTGAACCTGACGGCAAAGAAGCTGGCCGCGCTGACCAAGTGCAGCACCGAACTCTTTGAGGATACAATCATCTCTATCGGGGATCGTGTCATCATGGAAATGGCCTACTCCTTCGCCGACGCGGAGGACAAGGCGGGCTTCATCGGAGACGGAACCTCCACCTACGGGCGCTGTGTCGGCTTCACAGAGGCGCTCAAAGCCCTCTCCGGCACGATTGCCAACATCGCGGGGCTGGTTGTCGGCACAGGCAACGCCTACAGCGAACTGATACTGAACGACTTCATCGGCGTGACCGCGCTGCTGCCCGAATACGCCGATGACGCAACGGCGAAATGGTATATGCACAAGACGTTCTTCTACAACGTCTGCACGCGGGTGGCGCTGGCGGCGGGCGGCGTCTTTGCGGAGGAAATCCGCAACGGAATGCGCGAACCGCGCTTCCTGGGCTACCCGGTGCAGTACACCCAGGTCATGCCCAAAACGGAGGGGAACTCGCAGGTCTGCGCGTTGCTCGGCGATGTCAACCGGGCAGGAAGTTTCGGCGACCGGCGGCAGATCACCTTTGCCACTTCCGACCAGTTCCTGTTTGACACGGACATGATTGCCATGCGTTGTACGGAGCGTGTGGACTTCAACGCCCACGATGTCGGCAACGCTTCCGCAACGGCCTCTGCGCGACAGGCAGGCCCGATTGTTGGCTTGATTACGGCAGCCTCGTAAGGCGACAGAAAGGGAGAAAGCATACCATGATACAGACACAAGAGCAGAAGGTTGTCGCCATTACGCCCCCGGCAGCGATTGTTGACAACACAGCGTTTGCGACAGCCAGCATAGACACCGAGGGGTGGGACTACCTCGATGTCTATGTCCTGTTCGGCGCAATGGATATTGCGATGGCCGCGCTGAAGCTGACGACCTCCGACACAGACAGCAACTATGCCGACCTGGACGGCGCGGACTTCTCGGTGGCTCCGGCAACGTTGCCCTCGGCCAGCGATGACAATCACCTGTTTCACATCGGGGTAGACCTGCGGGGCAAGAAGCGGTACTTCGACCTGTCGGCAACCGGCGGGGATGGCACGGCAGGAACCTACGCCGTTGCCTGGGCGGTACTCTCGCGCGGGCATGAAGGCCCGACTTCGGCCGCCGAGCGGGGCTTCACGCAGGAGTTGTTTGCCTGACGAGAGTCACTCGAAACGACTTCTGCAAGAGAGGCGGGCGCAGTCTCCTCCTGCGCCCGCCTCTCTCTTTTGTAGCGAAAGAACGTATGCGCAAACGTATCCTACAACTGCTCTTCGGCGTACTCCTGGTCGGCGCGTGCCTCCCGGTGCAGCCCCAGGCAGTCTATATCCCCTCGCGGCAGAACGACCTCGTGGATGCCAAGATCGTGACCAGCTACAGCGCGCTGAAGGCGGTTCGGCCCTACGCGCCCGGAACTCGCGCGTTCACGGCGGGCAAGGCAGCACAGGGCGATGGCGGCGCGGGCTGGTGGTACTACGACGCGGCGGATACGACGACGGCAGAGGACGGCGTGAAGTGCTTGACCTCCACCGTTGCCGGGGCGACCGGGCGTTGGAAACGGGCCGATGACAAGCTGACCCCGACGGGGGCGACTATCAACGTTCTGTGGGCCGGGGCGAAGGCAGACGGGGTAGACGTAGAGGATGCCGCGATGACTGCCGGTTCCAACAACGTCACCAGCGCCAGTATCAATGCGACCTCTGCCGACATCGGCAAGCCGGTGTTCGTGCGGGGCGCAGGCGCGGAGGATATAGACTACGCCGGAACCTACCACAGCGTTCTCGGCACGATTACGGCGGTTCCCGATGCGCACACGCTGACCGTCTCGGTAGCCGCCTCTCACTCTGTCACCGGCGCGCATCTGATGTACGGCACGGACAACAACGCCGCGATCCAGGCGGCGGTAGCGGCCCTGCCGGAGAACGGCACGCTGCTGTTTCCGGCGGGCAACTACTGGTGCGGGCGAGACGCGAATGCCTCCAATCAGTACGCTTTCCAGCTTCTCAAGCGTAAGAATATCACGATTCGGGGCGAGGGCGGCGCGAAACTGATTGACGCCTTCGACTATGCCTATACGCATTCGTATGTCCTGCGGCTTGTCGGGTGTGAGAATATAGGGGTGACAGGGCTGGCCTTCGACATAGGACTAACGGGGTACTCGGCAGCGCGGGTGAATATGTCGTGTATTACGATCAACGACTACTTGCCGGACAATACGCCAAGCCGGAATGTAAACATTTCCAACTGCTGGTTTCGTATCCGGCATTCCCGACCCGGCACGCACAACAACAATCAAGGGCTGTTCGGCGTCTACGTTGTCAACAGTGATACGGAGATGACTGACAGCAACAACTCGCAGGTACAAGGAACCTATGTCACCAACTGCACCTGGGATAATAGTTGGCAGCGGCCCGTTGAATTTCAGGGCTGCCGGGATTTCCTGGTCTCTGACTCCAAGTTCCTCAATATCGCCTCTGGCGGCATCGGGAGCGGCGTGCGTATCATTTACGGCTCTTCACGGGGGCGAGTAGTCAACAACTACTGCACCGTAGACCCGGCCTGCCCTGAAACCGGCCTGAATGTGGAGTTCGTCTACCTGGCGACCCCCGCGTCTCCCCGCGCGATAACGCACGACATCGAGATTGCGGGCAATCAGTACGAGTGCAAAAGCGACCGATCCAGCTTCCGAAACTGCGGTATCTACGTCTCCGTTGCCAGTGATATTTACATTCACCATAACACCTTTGTCTTTAACGCGGCGACCGCGCTCTACAACGCGAACGGTATCTACCTGCTGGCGGACGGGAACCCCTCCCCGCGCGGCAGTTCTAATTTTCAGATAGACCATAACCGTTTCGAGGGATGGACGGAGGGCGCGATCCGGTGCGTAGACACGCTGGCAACAAACATCCGCATGGGCAGCCACAACGTCTACGGCACGAACAACGCGACCGGCCTACCGATTGCAACGAATGTCTACTACAACAACATTCAGGCGGCGATCCCCGCCGATAACAGCGAGACGTGGAGAGGATTCGGGGCGACCGGTAAGACGGCGAACCTGATTATCAATTCGGAAGACCCGACGGCAACCGGTTGGGCGCGCGGCGGGGTGAATGTGACACTGCACACGAACGCCACCACCGACCCGTCTGGCGGAAACAACGCCGTGTTCGTGGATGAGGACTCAAGCCTTGCCAGTGAACACAAGATACAGCCGAACAATCTGACCGTGACGGCGGGAACCGTCTACACCTTCCGCGCCCTGGTGAAAGACGCCGGACGCCGCTATGTCTATATGTACCTCGGCTCGGCCAGTTTCGGAACGACGCAGGCGGTTGCCTTTGACTTGCAGCAGGGGGTCATCAAGCAACTCTCCTCCGGCAACCCGACCTACGATATTCGCTCGGCGGGGGGCGGCTGGTACTGGTGTTCGCTCACAGCAAAAGCGACTGTGACGGGCGGCGTGACGGTTGTCATTGACGGCTACAAAGACGGCACGACGCAGAACTACGATGGCGTGCCGGGAACCGGCTTCTACTTCGCGGGCGCGGCCTTCTATGCAGGCGGGATGCTGCCCTACGCGCCGACGGCGGGGAGTGTGGCGGCAGGCTATGGCGTCATGGGGCAGGAGGTGCGCGGGGGGAACGTCTCGGCGGCGTCTCAGTTGACCCTCGGCAGCAACGCCAGCCTGGTAGCCGCCGGGAACATCGTTGCACCGCAGGACTACACGTTCGCGCCGACCGGCTCTATCTGGAAACTGAAGGCGCAGGCTCCCTCCGACGCGCTTTTCCAGTGGGACTTCACGCCGACCGGTCTGACGAACGGCTCGGCGCAGGTGCGGTTCTTCCGCGACCTGAACAACTATGCGGCAGCCAACAGCTATGTACAGGTGTTGAAGGGCGATGGCACAGCGACCTACAACAATCAGCTGGCCGGAACCGGCACGACCGCACTGGCGGCGGACAATGGGAACCTGCTGCTGTCGCGGACGGGCGGCTCCATCGGGGTCTACGGGCAGGCGGCGACCGCGCGGCCTGCGGCCTCCGCCGATGTACCGGGCGCGCTTGCCAACATCGGCTGGCTTACGAGCGGGGGAAGCTATCCCTACAACGCCAATGGCGGCAATTTCAGTAACATCGGAACCTACACCGGCACGGGAACCTTCACGCTGGCTCCTGCGGCGGTTCCGTTCGTGCTGCACAGCGTCACGGCTCCGGCAGATGCGCTGACGCAGGTTGACCAGGACATTACCGGCGTCACGACGGCGGCGGTACAGTGGCGGTTCTTCCGGCATACCAATAATGCCGCCAGCAGCAACAGCTACGTGCAGGTCTTGAAAGGCAATAACAGCGCGACGATCAACTGGCAGATCGCCGGAACGGGAACCTCCTACGCCTGCGCGGATAACGGGAATTTTGGGGTCGGCGTAGCGGTAGGCACTTCGCTCAAGAGCAAAGTGCAGGTGAACGGCACGGTCAGTAGCGCGGTTTCCGCGCCGACCTACGGAACAACGGTCACGATCAATGCCTCCGCAGGCAACTTCGCCAAGATCACGGTGACGAACGGCACAGCCTTCACTCTGGCCGCGCCGACGAACGTAGTAGCGGGGCAGTGGCTTACGCTCGACATCGTGAACAGCAGTGGCGGCGCGATGGGGGCGATCACCTGGAATGCGGTCTGGCTCAAGGATGGGAGCTACGCGAACCCGGCGAATGGGAAGCGGCGGACGGGCCAGTTCTACTACGACGGCTCGAACTGGATCCAGGTGGGAACCTGGTCAGGAGACCTGTAGGCGATGGCCGTCACGCTCTATAAATCCGTCGTTTTCGCTGCCTTTCCTAGCCTGGCAACCGTAGGGTATCAGCTTTTCAATGCTGATGGCAGCGCCAATGGCAGCCGCATCACGGCAGGTGTGACCGAGCGCGGTACAGCAACCGGCATCTATGGTACGTCAGTAGACTTTCCTAGTTCGTTCCGGGGGGAAATCCGATGGGATACCGGGGATGTCCCGGTCAGCGCCTACGCCGCCGAAGACATTAACCTGACGGGCGGCAGTTTCACCGAATCGGTACTGCCGCCTGCCGCCTATCCGGGCGAGAACGACCTGACGGACTTTCTGACGAAAGCGGGCTTTACCATCCCGTCTGGATTTGACCTGGCGACGCCCGTGCTGGCCGCGATAGACGCCTGGGAGGAGGATACCGGCTTTCATCCGTTCCTATCCGCCGACTACACTTTCTATTTCGATCCGCGCGGCGTGCCAGGCGGACGGGGGTATGCCGCCTGGCAGCATGGCGTTCATATCCTCGATGTCCGGGCGCAGATACGCACGGGTATTCTGTCGTTGACGGAGTTGCGCACGGGACTAACGGCGGATGATACCACAGGGAACCTGTTGACGGCGGGGGAAGACTACTGGCTCTGGCCTCGGAACGCGGCGCAGGAAGGCCGACCCTACCAGGGCATTGAGTTCCGCCTGCGGCCCTACGGGGAGGCGAACTCGCTCAAGGTCATCGGCACGTTCGGGTTTGCCGTGAACCTGAAGCAACTCTGGTGGAATGCGATCCTGCGGCGGGCGGCAATGGAGGTCTGGCCGGAGTTGCAGTACAGTACGACGCAGGGAGGCAGTCGGCTCAAAGAAGGCGATGAGGAGATCGCCTTTGGCCCGAAAACCTTCCAGATGCTTCCGACCAGTTGGCAGGCGCTCTATGATAAGCAGGTGAATATGGCGCGGGAAAGTTCCTATAGCCTAGCCTGAGCCAGGACTATGCAGAAAACCGAGACGGTTGACATCTATCATCCCGGCCATATTGTCCTCGACGATGGCAATCCGGTTCCCTCGGAACTCTCTCTGGTTGCCTCACAGGTCGCCTGCAATCTGCACCGGGGCGCGCGACAGGCGCAAGATCAGGCTATCGCCGCCGGTATCTATGCCGAACTGCCCGCACTCGGCTATTTCGAGCCTGACTCGGCAGCCTATCTGAAAGATAGGTATGTCTTGCGAGACGCGCAGGGAGACGCCTGGATTATCCGGGGCCGACCCTCCGTGCGGACGCGCTTCCCGGCGACCGCGCACGTGCGTTGTTTGCTGACACTGCTTGCCGTCAAGCCCTTCAGCGATTATCAGGAGACCAGTACAGTCGCTATTGGCCTCAGTGCGTCGTCTGAAGACGCAATCGTTACACCGTAAGCACTACGAAACTCTGCCTCTTACGGGCAGAGTTTTTGTTTGTCAAGGAGATTTTGCACATGGCTGCTACCTCACGCATCCACACCGAAGGGCGCACCTGGGTCGCTCAGCTTATCAACAAGGGCATTTCGCAACCGACGACGCTCTATCTGGGCCTACGCCAGCTAGACGGCGCAGGCGGTCATCCTGCCGACAGCGCGGACGCCGATACCCTCAGCTCCAATCTGCAAGAGGTCTCGACTTCCAGCACCGGCTACGCGCGTCAAGCCATTACGGTCAACACAACGAACCTGGCGGCTTCTGTCTCTGGGGGGAACGCGCTCTTGACGATTGCGCAGCAGACGTTCGGCGCATTCACCGCAACCGTGACGGGGATAACCCACTGGTTTCTGTCTACAACTTCGGACAACACCGGCACACTGATTGCCTCTGGCGCGCTCTCCACGACGCGCAATGTTGCCAGTGGGGATACCCTCAAAGTGACGGCGAAGTTGACTATCGGGGCCGGAGCATAAGCGCGCATTCTCTCGTGAGGCCCGGTCATGCCTGAGTATACAGAAGAGACTACCATCGCTATTGGGATCGTCGTTACCAGTTCCTTTGACGCGATTATTAGCAGCTTTCCCCGCCTCGTTATCGAGGCGGGGAAAGTGGCAATCGGTCTGAGCGTCAGCCAGACGGAAGTCTTCGCTGCCACAGACGCGCCCGTAGTCGCTGTAGGGCTTGCAGCCTCCCAGTCCGAAGAGATGGCAGGCGAAGAGAGTACGACGGTTCCCGCAGGCGTCACGCCTGTGGGAACCGATGGCCTGGTGATGACGGAGGAGAACACGGTACCCGCAGGTGTGACGCCTGCGGGCGATTCGCGCGGAAGGTTCCTGGAAGCCTCTGCCGCCGGGATTGGCCTGACGATCACCGCTACGGAGGTCTATGCGCCAGAGGAGGGCGGAACGGCGCGTATCGGCGTGACACCGGGGAACTATGTCCTCTATACCATACTGGGAGACCCGGTTGCTTCTCTGGAAGTCGAAGACGAGACGCAGGCTGCTCTGGGACTGTCTGTGTCTCAGGAGGAAGCCGGGGATTTTGGAGAGGAGACGACTGCGGCGCTTGGTATCAACCCCAACGGCACAGATACGCAACAGAGTAGAGACGCGACAGTAAGCGTACTGCTCGGCGTGACGCCTTCGGGCCTTGATGAATGGCCGCTTTCTGAGGCGACTGCCGTCGCGGTCGGTATCAAGGTGGCCTAATGCCGGATATTTTTGACGGATTAGATGCTAGCGCCGTTGCCATTGGCATAACGATTGAGACGCAGGAGGGTCTGCTTGTGGCCCCGGACGCGCTGATACAGGCGATCCGGGCCAATGCCAAAGCGTCTCTGCCCGAATGCTCCGCATGGCCGGAGAGCCTTTCTGCGATCCCTTTCGATCCGACTGCGGGCCTGGCGCTGCCTTTCTTCGTACTGCTTGCCAATGACCCGCGCGCGGATACCGGTTACGCTGTCAACGATGTAGCGCACTGGCTGCCAATGGATTTTCTCTATGTGGTACAGGAGGCCCATGACGGGGTTACGGATACCACGCAGACAGCGCGGGGGCGGATGGAATCCTTCCTACGGGATCTATTCGATGATTTCCATCAGCAGATCGGCTCCGGCAGACGGCTCTGCGCGGCGATGGAACTGACGGCCACGCCCTGGCCGCGCCAAAACCAGTATGCGCAGTTCTTCCGCGACCAGGGGCAGCAGGTCACCGTTGTCGTTGCGACGGTCGAGTTCCTACAAGTCTTTTCTCTAGTAGCGTGAAATCATGTGGAAGATTACACAGACAGTACGCGATAAGCCTGCGCTGACAGTACGCACCGGCCTCTATATCCCGCGCGGCACGGCGCTCTATGCAACGGCGCTTCGCGAAGAGCAGAAGACGGCGCAGATTTGGAAACTGCAAGCCATTCGGCTTAGTCACGGGCCTCTCAAAACCAAGAAACTCCAATCGCTTGCCTGGGAGGTCAATCAGGGGCGCGGACTCTATTCTACAGCGCAGCCCGCGCCGCCGATGAACCCGGCGATTATCAACTTGCAGACGGGGCGGCTCTCTCGGAGTTGGCAGACACGCACAACCGCGCATAAGGACGGGCCGCGTACAACGCTCTGGAATACGGCTCCCTATGCGTACAAGATGCTCGGCACAGCCCGCATGATACCGCGCCCGATTTTGCAGGAAGTGTTTCGTTTAGAGCAGCAGCCTCGACTGCGCCGACTGGCAGAAGCCAAAACCCGCGCCCTACAGCAGTAGTTTACTCTTTGCACAAAGGAGCCACCACCATGAATGCTTATACCAATAACGATGTCTTGGTCGGACATGATGTCACGGTGTTCGGCCTGCAAAACTATGGGACAGACGGACTCGAAGCCGCCGGGACTTCGGCCAGTCTGCTCGGTTACTGGAAAGATATTCAGATCGAACTGATGAACGAGTGGGATGACGTTACGCCCTCCTCGGAAATCCTGAAGGAACGGCGCTGGCTCTCCCTGGACTGGCGCGCGCGCCTGAACTTTCAGGTGCGGCAGGGCGGCTCGGAAGTCTTCTATAAGTTCGTTCAGGGCGTGCAACTGGTACTGATTTCCTTTATCGAGGAGTCAGGCGGCGACACGGTGTTGCTTCTGGGCGGGATTGAGCGTGGAACCTACGAACGTGACCGGCAGCAGGGCAGCGACTCGCTAGAGGTCATCAACGTCGGACGCACGGTGGCGCTGGCCGGATACTCCTTCGGCTATCTATAGAGAGGACGGTTCTTGTGAGTTTTTCGATGGCGGAGGTGCGCAGCATTCCCGCGCCGCAGCCGACGACAGAGACGCGCACTTTCCCGGCAAAGGGCCGAGAATGGACTTTCACCATCTATGTGGATGGCCGGGAGAACGGGGAACGCTTCTACGCGCTGACCTCGTGCCTGGTCAATCCCTTATTGCCGTCGGAGCCTCTCATCGCCGATTTGCCGCCGGAAGCGCAGGATATTCAGGCGTTGCTTTCGGGCGGGGATACGCAACTGGCCGGGGCAATCCCGGCCAAGAAGGTAGAACGCAGGCAGATCGTCATCTCCAATCCGGTACATATCTCCAACCTGCGCGTGCTTCATGCCGTGCTGGTAGAACCGGCCCTGTCCTTGTCAGAACTCATTGAACTTGACTATCGGCTCGGCGCGGCGGCGATGGAACCGATTTATGATTGGGCGGCAGAGACGAATGGCCTGGGCGAGTATCTGTTACAGAAGTTGGAAGAAGTAAAAAACCGCCAGGGCGTGGAGAAGTTGGACTTGCTGACGCCATTTTCAATGCCTGCGTCGAACGGCTCCACGCCTTCCCCGAACAAGCCCTCCGAGGCGCGCATACCGAAAGCCTCTTCCGGCTCCTCCGCCTCCAGAAAGCGCGCGGCGACTCCCTCACCGCGATGATGAAGGGGTTAGACTAGATGCAGGTTTTTGCTTACAAACGCGGGCAGACTTCCATTGTCCTGCGCGTGGAAATTATGAATAACGCGGGCGCACTGCTGACGGGCCTCTCGTCTGCTTCGGCGGGCCTCATTCTCTCCACGATTGCAGATAACGAGGCGTCGGCCACTGCCTATACGCAGGCGGGAAGTAGCATTGAAGGAATCACGACACTCGGAACCTACGAAGCCCCGACGGCGACCAAGTGCCGTTTCAAAGAGGTGGATTCTACCAATCATCCCGGCCTCTATGAAATCCACCTGGCCGATGCACGCTTCGCGGTCGCCAGTGCGAAAGGGCTGACACTCTCGCTATCGGGCGTGGCAGGGATGGGGCCGAACAATATCCGCGTGAACCTGGTAGACGATGACCCCTATACGGCCAAAGGCACGGCGCAGACCGGAGACGCTTTCGCGCGATTGGGAGCGCCCGCAGGGGCGAGCCTCTCGGCGGACATTGCGGCCCTACAAGATACAGCAGACAGCATCTCTGGTTTTACAGACACGGCGGCGCAGGCGGCACAGGTAACAGCATTGGCGGATGCGGTTGAGGGGCAGAACAACACCTGGTTTGCAAACTTCATCTCTCCTGGGGGGGGAGGACGGGCAGGGAGTTTCTGATGGCGGTCATCACAGATACACTGCTGACAACGTTCGCCGTATCCGGGCTGACCTCGCTTTTGGGCGCTTTCACGCGCGTGGAGAGTGGCCTGGCCGCGCTGCAACGCGCCAACTATCAACTGAATACGGCGACAAGTTCCGGTCAGACAGTACGGGCGCTCCTGGCGCAGAAGCAAGCCACACAGCAGCTTCAGTACAGTATGGCGGTTTTGGGGCAGACGGCGCTCACCCTATTCCTGCGGATCGCGCAGGGGGCGCAGCAGGCGCTCCGGCGTTTTGTCGAGTTCGGCGGACAGGTGCAGAGCATCGCGCAGGAGACAGGAGCCAGTTTCCGTGAAGCCGCGCAGATAACAACGCTGTTCCAGGTGGCAGGGATAAGCGATATGCAGAGGATGCGTGACCTGGTACGCCTCTCCAATGATCTCAAAGACCCGAACGCGCTGGCCGGATTGGGCAAACTGGGGGTGACGCCCTCTTACAGCAAAAGCGGGGTGCAGCTTTTCAACGAGATCGCGGACGCGCTCGGCAGAATGAAAGACGGACTGTATAAGACACAGGCGGAGGAACAGATTTTCGGACAGCGTGGCGTGACGGCGTTGCAGCCGCTCCTGCGCATGAGCCATGCGCAGCGTCAGGAGACGCTGGATTTGGCGAACGCTTTTGATACGCGAATGCTGCCGGTAATGCAGCAGTATCAGGTCGCCTCGGCTCTATTGGGACAGACCATTATGATTAAGCTCGTCTACCCTCTGGCGAACGCCTTCCTGCCCGTCATGCTCAAGGCTGTGCGGCTCGTGACCGGGGCGGTCAATCTCTTTGACAGGCTCAATAATGCTTTCGGCGGCACGCTTTCCGTTTTAATCGGGGTGGCTGTCGCAACCTATACGATTGGGCGCGGCATCACCCTGCTGGTGGGAGCCTACAAAGCCTTCAACGCGGTGTTGCAGACGAATGCGAAGCTACAGGTGTTGTTGACGGCATTGCAGGGGCCAAAAGGGTTGGCGCAAGTGGCAGTCGCCCTCGGAGTGGCGGGCGCGGCGGCGTATGGTATCAATAAGTTGCTGGAGCCGAAGCAGGAGAAGAAAGACGACTCCAGTAACCGATTTTCGGACGCCGTAGATAAGTTTTCGGGCGCGATAGATACCTGGACATCCTTCAACCGGGGCGGCATTCCGAAGGGTCTGGTGGATGGGCAGGGAACAGGCTACAACCTCAGCGCGCTGGAACGGATGCAGGCGCTTGCGGCGGTCGAGTAGACTGCTCAGTAGTTGTTGATAGCCGTAACGCCCCCGAAATCAAAGCATATCTGAAGTATGCCTCTCGGAGTGTCATAGTACCAGAACTCCTGTTCACCGAACACAGAAGACATATTTTGCGTATGGGAAGGCGCTCCCAATGCCGCGCGCACTTGCGCGCGCGACATATGGAAGGAAACGCGCTCCCGCATCTTGTTGACATCGGCGCGATAGGCAGGCGGTCTTGGGAGGCTCATATACTCTGTCCATCCCCACGTAAAAAAGATGATGAGAAGTCCTGTGATCAGTAACAACCCCAAATAGGAGTGGGGAGCGTTCGTGGAGGCTGGTGGAAACAGGGGGGCTGGTTGTGCGACCGCTTGCGGAGGCATGGGCGGAGGCTGTAGATAGCGGCCACAGTACGGGCAGGCTTGCAGGGTAACGTAGAGTTCGCGGCCACAGAAGGGGCAGTTTTGCGTGTGTGTTCGCATGATAATCCTTTCCACTCGTGCTTTCAATCGCCTGGTTTCGCGTCCTTGACGCGAGACTCCTTTAATGTAGACAAATGGCAAGTATTCTCATCCTGGATAAACGGCGTCCGGTATTGACCGAACACGCCTTCGGCGAGTCTCGTCTAGCGAAAAGCATTCGGCCTGGCACACAGAAATATCTTGTCTTTCAGTGGCCGGGGACGGGAACTTGGACGCTTGCGCCAATCAACCTGAATACCGAGTTTGTGCAGACGCGCACCTGGGACTTCTTGAAGTTTCGGCTCTCCGATGTGGTCTGCAACACGGACTGGTGGGAGGAGATTCCCGATACCCAGGTCTATCCCGACAATCTTGATCCGGGCGACTACTTTTTCAAGAGTTCGGTCAAGTCCGAGAATGTACCGCAGACGCCTGCGCAGAGCGGCGGCTATCAGAAGCCCATCCTGGAGAACCTATCACACGTCTTCGGGGAGCGGCAGTTACAGACCGGCGTGCTCAACCTGGGCAATTCGGAACTCGTCAATGTCATGTATTCCAACGAGGAGTTCCCAATCAATCAGGGCTATCATCTACGCTTTTTCGTCGAGGGGCGTCCTACCTATCGCCGCAACAGCCTCCTTGATTTCTATTTTGGGGAGTTCGTGCTGCGGCTCGGCAGTGACGGACTGGCGGAGGTGCAGCAGTCCAACGATTTTGCGGTCTACAAGCCGGTCTATACCTGGCAGTGGGCGCTTTCCGGGGAGGTGCATCAGCGTTACCATGAAATAACGATTTTCCCGCACGCCCGCAACAAGATTGAGTTTCTGGCTGGCACATCGCGGCAGGGCTTCGGCCATGCGGAGCGCCTTTTCTTCATCGAAGCGCCGCCGCGTGCGCGTGGTATGTCCGCAGGCGGCCTCTACGAGTTGCCACCTGCGGACTTGCAGGTGAATACCGAAGGTCTGCCGATCATCACGCAGGCCAGCAGGTGGTATCTGTCTATCTCTCGCGAGTTCCTGGCCGATATTCAGATTTCCCGCCTGGGCTTCTATAACGGTGATGACCTGGTGGCGGGCCTCTACGATACACCGATTGTCCTCGAACAGCCGCCAACCGTCGAGGTGTTTCTGGGGGCCGATGCCGATGCCCCGACAGGGACGACTTTCGGTTATGGCCTGTGGGATTTTGTCGCGAAGGCTCCTTTCGTTTCCGACGGAATGATGCATCAGCCGATGTTTTTCTGCACGCTGCACGGCAAGGGCGATCTCTCTGAGAGCGGCAACCCGCGCGCGCGCAAAGGCTCGTCGGTCACGCCGGAACTCTACAGCTACAGTTTCTACAAACCGGCGCTGTTTGCGGCCTCTCCCCGCACCGAGGTAACAACGGACATCAAAAGCGCACATCTGGAACTGGGCAGGCAGCCGGAGGAAGAGCGGGCGACTTTTTTCACAGACAATAGCGACGGGCCTTTGGGCGGATATGGCAGCCTCGACGCCTTTACACGGCGCGCGCATATCCCCTTGCAGTTGCTTGATTCCCCTTCCGGCCTCGTCTATTTCGAGGGAACCTGTGACGAATTGGAGGCCAGCGAAGCCCCGGCGCAGGAGCCGCGCACCCTGGCGTTTCATTGCCGGGGTATGG